AACACTCTTCTGTAAAAAGATTATCTACTATCAAAATTTTATGGCCAAATACATCTTTCGATGAAATATGGACTTCAGGATTTATTTGAAACAGAGTTGAACAATCTATTAGCATTTTCTATTTCCTTGTTACTTTCTTGATGTTTTCTTTTAAAAGATATTGGTATATTAAAATTTCTACCGTCATATGCGGTATGTTTATGCGGACCATTCGCATCAACATAATGTATAAACGCCTGCAGATACCAATCTACAGGGCATTCTTTTCTACAATGTTCAAGTTTTGTACCATCATAAACAATACAGTCTCCAGGATCCATCTCATAACTAACCATTTCGGTATCTTTATATCCTCGAATCAAAAAAGGCCAATCCCCATCTTTTGACAGGTGTAAAGTAAAAGAATATTCACACTCATTTCTATCTGTATGAGAAACTAATTCTTGTCCTTTATAATACACTCTTACAAAATTGTAAGTCGGATATAATTTTTTTCCTACAATACTTTCAATCTCTGAAAGTTTTAAAAACTGTAGTAAATCTAATTGAAGTGTCGAATAAAAAAAATATGATCCAGGCACTTGGGTATCAAACATACCTTCATCATTATAAAACATATAATTAAATTGTATAGATAATAATTTGGCAATGTCAGGTTCTACAAAATTTTTACAAAAAACATATCCATTTTTCTCAAAGTCTTTATTCATCATTAGACTCCAATGTTTTTCTCTCCATTTTATAGACCTGCAAAGGTGAGAAATGTTGTTCCATTGCCATTTTATATTTACGGTGCTGATCCACCATTTCTTGATTCTGTAGAGTAACTTTCATGTTAAAATCTTGTTTAGATTCAAGAAAAAGAAGATGACAAAGAGGATCTCCTGCACGTATTTTCATTTTGTACTTGTATGGTACCTGTTTTGTAATATTTCTAAAATAAAAGGGAACTGTTATATTCGAATCGGCCGAATGTTGCACTCCAGATACAGGTATCATAAATTCATCAAATTGAAAATCTAAATTTTTTTGTAGAAACAAATATTTTGGATCAAACTTAACTAACCAAGGTGTGGTCACTTTTAATATTTTGTAATAATAATTATCATTCAACGCATATGAAGTGACACCTCTCATAGAGCCTTCTGGATCATGCCAACTTAACCATTCTGTCATAGCATGAGATGGAGTATTGACAAAAACGTTTTGTTCTCCATTTTCATCAATCGTATATTCTATGGTCATATCAAACCATGCAGGTATGACATAACCAAAATTATACATCTCATTCATTCCTGGACAAGTTTTCATGTCTTTATTCTCTGACAGAATGCTATGTTTATAGGTTCTATATGATACTGGTGGATAGTGTTCTACTGTAAATCCACTATCAATACCGCATGTAAATTCTATATCATTCATATATGGTCAAATCTGATTTATAGTGTTTTCTCTTGATTTCTTTTAGTTTATCATTAAAGGCGTCATCAGGTTTTCCGCCTACTTGTCGATAATTCATTCCTGGAAAAACAGGTATTCTAGAAATTTTACCATCGCAAGGAACAGTTGCCGTACATCCATATTCTACAGGTTTGTCACGTTCCTCATATTTTAAAGTTTCTTCCCAAACTGTTTCACATTTTTCACATTTAAATACATATGTTGGCATTAATACCTTTCATGTCCTAGAAAAAAATGGTCAATAGAACCATAAGTTTGATTCACTCTGGCATATTCTGAAGCAGAATTGATGCAAGTTACTCCTTCTGTTAATTTATATGGAAGAATATGTTCGTATCGTTTAACCAAAGTGTTTTTCCAAAAATCTATATCTGTTTTAGGATTTATTTTATTTCGAAAAGAAGGATTTAGTACACAAACTCCTGCATTAGTCGTAGTAGGTTTTTTAAATTTAAAAGATGGTCTAGCAATAATTTTTTCTATAGTTCCTCTTTCTGATAATTTAACAACCGATTTGTGTCTTTCGTATTTTGAAACATCATGTATAGCCAATGTACACATTGATTTATTCTTAACATGGGTTTCGTATAATTTACGCAAATCAAAATCATATACATTATCACCATTCAATACAATGAAATCTTCTTCTAATCCAAAAGAATAATTAAAAACACTTTGAGCGGTACCTAACAATGTTCTTTCAGTTCGTTCTTGTATTTTTACAGGACCATTGTATTTCTTGACTGCCAATTCCATTTGAGGAATACAAAAACTTTCATTTACTATAACATTATTGAAATTATTTGTTGCCAACCATTCCAAATTCTTTTCTAAGATAGTCTTGTTCTCTATAGGGAGCAGACATTTTGGTGTGTAGTCCGTAAATGGACGAAGTTCTATATTCAGACCTCCACACAAGAGAATTACGGTACTCACTTCTTATCTTTCTTTTTAGTTTTATTTTTTTTAATAAAACGTCCTTTATCGTCCCGAAGTAACTCCTTGATAGGTGTTGGCTTAGGAATCATATCAGGAAATGCACTATAAGCAACTTCTTGAGTGATGTTTGGATATAACTCTGTCAATATATGGTCTTTCATATGGTCTAATATTTTGGCTTCACCTTCATTTAATGTTTCCAGTAAAGTGACCCAAAGGGTTTCTCGTTTTATTTGTGATAAGTCAGGTTTACCTCCTTCATAAAATAAATACATTTTTCTCATTTCAAAATTTAAATGAGAATATTCTAGTCCTACTGGAGGATTTTCTGACCTTTCTACAGGTGCAGGTCCCTCTGGTAAAAGAAATTTCCATTGTGGTTGAAAATTATATGCCAATACCTCTTTAATTCCAAGAGTTTGATTGGCTATCAAATAATCCACTCGTTCATCTTCATTTTCAATTTTATCTACTTCATCTAAAATTTCATTAGCCAATCGTTTAGGCATATCTGCTCCTAGAATTCACTTATGTTTTCCATAAGATTTTTGAGTTTGTGTTTTATAAAATAATTAAAAAGTTTTGATCGACCATTGGTTGGTTGCTCATAATAACTATCCATGATCTGTTCTTGAAGAGTTAATGGTACACGAGTCAAATCAATTAACATTTCATTGCGTTGATAGTTGCGTAACATCTCACCTTCACAGAAATGTTCAGGATCTAATTCACACCAAACGGACAACTTTTTCTTCGACAATGGTTTTTGTCGCTTCTCAGTTACGAAAGTATCATCGGCAGACAGAAAATTAGGAATGCCATCACTAGAATCGCCTTTGAGTATATGTTCACGCAAAAAAGTCTCTGGATTGTCTGTGTTTAGAAATTTCTTTTTAAGAGGTGAATACTGTTTCACATTTTCAAAGCGTTGAAGTTGAATAAAATCTTTATCACTAGATAATATCAATATGGGTTCTTGTTCAGATACAACTCCATTCAGTTTTTCTTCACGGTTCATCACAAGAGTTGCAATAATATCATCTGCTTCTGAATGGTTAATATATACCATTTTGTAAGGAAATGTTTCTTGTAACTCTCTCCTAATATTATTTAGTATTGTAAAAAGATGGTTCCAGTCGAAATCAGACTTTTCACGTTGCACCTTTCTAGGTGCTTTATAATGCTCAAATATCTCTTTACGCCAATTATTTGAGTTGTCACAACACAATACAAGTTCGCCATATTCATCTGAAAACTTGTTACGATACATACGTAACGTATTCAGAATCATATGGCGTACCATATCTTCATTCACACCTTGTCTTGCTGATTGCATTATGTTTGCAATAGCAATTTGGCTATAATCAACTAATATCATATTATTGTTTTTCGATTGTGTTTAACTCATTTAAAAAGAAAGTATTTCCCATATTTGTAAGCCATGTATTAAATGCTAAACTTACTCTTGGAAGTCTTGACTTTCTCACAGGCACACCATGTGTCATTTTACTATCAAAAATAACTAAATCACCAGTTTCTACGGTTATTGTCTGCTCCTTCATTCCATATATATCAGAACCCTGTTTGAGATGAACTTGTGGACTCATTTGAGATGACATTCTAGTAAATGATAATCTATTGTCTGGAAATTCTACATCGACATAATATGCACCGCTTAATACAGAGTTTACATGCCAATGTTGATGAACTGTTTCTATATTGTTTGATATAGTAACCCAAGAATCGGTAATAAAAACATCTGTATCGCAAAAATTTTCTGCTTCTATAACTTGTTTTAGAGAAGAATGTAAAAAATCAAGAAAAATTTGCGGTAAATCATTTTTGTTGAAATGTAAAAATGTCACACCTTGTCGTTCTTTATCATAAAATATACTACCAGAATCAACTTCATCAGATACATTAGTCATATATTCTATACGAGATAACCCATTTTTCAATTCTTCAGGATATTCGTATTTAAACTGATATACCATATCAGGATTAATTTCTAGTTTCTTCATAGTCTACCGTTTTCACTAATGATAAACATCTACTATGTCCTATTGTACCACACCATGTATTAAATGCAAGACCAATCCTAGTTTCAGTTGTTCCACTATCAAATTTAGGAACACCATGATTTATTCTACTATCGAATATAAGTAATTCTCCAGTTTCTACAAAAAAAATTTCATCTTGATAACCATAAATATCAGGTCCAAGTTTATTTTTACCGTCTTGACATAATACTTGAGGACCATGATGAGGATTTGGTCTTACAAATCCTATTCTATTAGTTGAAATGGGAGCATCAACGTAATAAACTCCGCTAAGAACTGAATTTGCATGATAGTGATATATCATTTTTGGAATTTCATGATGAACTATCCCATCTCCTTTTGATATCGTTAACCATGTATCAGTAATAAAAATATCTGTATCTTGAATCTGCTCTGATTTTAAAACTTCTTCTAGACTATTCAAAAAGAAATTGTGTAAATCTTTTGGTAAATATTTTTTATCAAAAATTTTAAAATAAGTTCCTACGGATCCTCCATCAGTAACTGGAATTTCTAATTTTTCTGGAACCTCGTCCAATTCTTTTTTAAATTTATTCGGCTCTGGATATTTAAAAGAGTATATTTTATCAGGGTTTACATTCACTATCTCCATAAAACATTATCTCCAATGACCAAGTAATCTATATCAGAGTCAATAAATGTATTTAAAGCATCCATTGGTGTCTCAACGATTGGTTCTCCTTTTATGTTGAAAGATGTATTTAACAACATAGGAATTTGTGTCTTATCATAAAATGCAGTTAATAAATCGAATACTTTTTTATTTTGGACTGAATTTACTGTCTGCACTCTTGCCGTATTATCTACATGTGTTATTGCTGGCACTAAACCGTTTTTCTCTTCTTTTAATCTAGCATTAAATAACATGTAAGGAGAAGTCTTTTTTGGAATATCAAACCAATCATGCAAATATTGCTCAAGCATTATTGGTGCATACGGTCTCCAATATTCTCTATATTTTATTTTCTCGTTTAAATAATATTTATTGTCTACCGTAGGATTTGCTAATATTGAACGATTTCCCAATGCTCTTGGACCAAATTCACTACCATCTTGAAACCATGCGATTATTTTATTTTTCAATAAACAATCAACTACCATATTCAAATCAAAATCATCGAAAGATATTCCTTTAGAAAAAGCACAATCAAGCACTATTTCATAATCTTCATCTTGGTATTTAATACCCAAACATCCCAAATTAACAGGAAGTGTTATTTGATTTTCATATTTATTTGCTAGATAAAGTGCTACACCAGAACTTAATCCATCATCATTAGGTCCAGGATTCACATGAACATCTTCAAAAATACCTTCTTCTATTATTCTTGAATTCAAAGATATGTTTAAAGCACATCCTCCAGCCAAACATAAATTTTTCGTTTTATTTGATAACCGTTGTAATACAAATATAAAATGTTCTTCAAATTTATGTTGAACCCAAGACGCCAAATCTTCAGGAGAATATCTATCGATTAAATCATGACCAGGAAATTTGCAGGACAAATCAAATTTTGCTACTGGATAACCATCTACTTTTTCATGATAAAAAGGTTCTGGTAAATCTACTTTAGTATAATCACCATATGCAGATAATCCCAATAATTTACCAGGCAATCCCTCTCTAAAAAAACTACTATTTTCTAAGTTACCTAATTTTTTTTCTAATATTTTCCATGACCAAAAGTTGTAAAACACCCCAAAAGTATTTTCACCTGCATCTAGATAACAATTATGAAAACTCTCAATTGTTTTTCCTGATCCTTTAAAATAAGATGAATTATTTCCATGCAAATGATATCTTTCAGGACCAGCAAACTCGTGTAGGTCACCATTACCATCAAAAGAAATAACTAATGATTCTTCATATCCAGATGTGAAGAATGATGCTGAAGCATGACATAAATGGTGGTCTACATTTACTATCTCGGCATTTGGAAATATTTCTTTCAACTTCTCATGAAAATATCCTTCCATTTTTAAATAGTATGCCATCTGCGTAGCATTTGTAACAAACCCTACAACATCTATATCGTGAGGTGTAATTCTATTATATTCTAAGATTTTTTCTATTGTTTTTTCTGGGTAGTTACCATCATATTTGATTCTAGAAAATCGTTCTTCACAAGATGAATTTTTAAGTTCTCCATCTACAATTAGGGTGGCTCCAGAACCATGAACCCATAGGTCCATGAAATTAGATTGAAACATATGAGGTATGTTTCCATCCCACCCTATTGCACCATTCAACCCTAAAATTTTCATGCTATAAGATTGCTCTCATTCTCTCTAAAATTTGTATCAGTGATTGAAATGGTCTCATCATACGACACTTCTTGGTCATTGTCAAATTCAAAATTACCGTCTTCCATCTCCTTGGTCCATGTCATGCGAATGTCAGGATACCAAACACCAATAGTACGTTTTGGTGTACCATCAGCATTATATGCCATTGCAAGACACTTCCATTGTGTAAGTTCATTCTCTTTGGCACCCATGAATTGAGCAATCCAATCACCAGTTCTGAGGTAATGCTCCATCTGTCTCACATATGCTTTTTTAGATTCCGACATCGCCATTTCACGTTGTTGAATTTGTGGTGTAATACCACGACCACGAGCATTCTTAGCATGAGCCGCCGCATCTTCTTTGGCTTCTTTGTTCCATCCTTTAACATTCTTCATAGAAAGTTTGTCATTCTCTGGTTTAGACAAAACAGTGTGATGAATGTTTTTATACTCGGCAGGTTTGCGTTTTTTACGCATTTCAACCATACGTTGTCGCAATGCTTCACGTTGTTCTTCTGTGATTTTACGAGTACGTTTAACCTTCATCGGTTTACGTTCAACTGTTACTTTAGGTCGACCTGGTTTTCTTTTTGCTTTAGCCATTTTCAATTTCATATTTGAGATTAGCAAGAAAGTTAGTCCATTGCGAAATGCGTTTTGACCAACTATAATGAGTATACGCATATTGTCTTGCATTGTCAAGATTAAATTGCGTTGTCTCAGACCAATACTCTTCCATCACATCTTCAAGTTCGTCAGCAAAATATTCGGCATGATCTGTTTTATTTTCAGTAAAATTATACATGTAAGCATATTCACCACAAGTCTCTGGTAATGCTCCCCAATTAGATGTAACTATAGCACAATGGGCTGACATTGCTTCCATTGCTACTCGACATGAAGTTTCTTGCCACGTTGAAGGATACGCCAATATATGCATCTTCTTCCATGCTTCACGCAACACATCATAAGGAACTGCACCATAATTTGTCATATTTGGATGTTCTTCTATTTTTTCAAACAATGGCTTGTAAGGTTCATCATTTTGAACCCAACCATATAATTTGTAACTAGAATATACATGAAGATGATAATCATCTCTATCTAACATATCTAGTGCCGTCAATAAAACATCGAGACCTCTTTGAGGTGTTGAACAATACATCAACTGCAAAGGACCATCTTTTGGCTTTTCATGATATTCAATAGGGTCGATTGCATTTTTTATAACAACACCTTTTGAGTAAGGTATTCTCAAAAAATTCTGAAATGATTGTTGTTGCCAATGACTGACAAATATCAGTTTATCAAATAAATTAAGACCTTCAGGTTCTCTTAAAAAATCATGAACAGGATCTAATGCTAAATCATGAAGCCAGTATAAACGAGGTTTATCTTCTAGGTCTTCTTTATTTACTCTGGATATTACAAATTGAAAATAATTTTTATACTCTTCAGGAAGTCTCTTGAATAACTCCATGGTTAGAAGTTCTGTTCCTCCCATGGAGTTTTCAGCCATATTACCAGGTTTATGTTGTGGAATATCCACGTCACCTTTTTTCATAATGCTCCATTATAATTTAAAACATAAAGTCTTTTCTTGCATAGAATATATGTGTATCTATCTGTACTGTTTTTTGTGTCTTATTTGATTTTGCCCATTTAGGATTTGGAATATAGTCTGCATGATAGTATAAAGCACCATCAGTAATATCTCTCATGGTGTCTTTATTGTCATAAAACCATGATGCTAATTCTTGTGTACTTTCCCAAGTAGGACCTGGATATGGTATATCATGCTTTCCATCACAATACCAGGAAAATTGGCATCTGTCTTTTACTGGGTGTCCAGATGCAAAATGTTTTCCTTGATAGACAACATCGCAAAAGTTGTCTGGAAAGTATTTGTTTCTAACTCTGTTATAGGTCACATGTGCGACCGCCAATTTACCTGCAGTTGACTCAACTGCCGCCTCAAAATAAACATTCTTTTGTAAACATGAAATTTGTTTTTTTCTCTCTGCAATTGACACATACTGTCTAACCTCTATTGTACGTTCTTTTATTGGAACGAAAATTTGCCTATCAAGGGAGTCTTGTTTTGGAATTACGATGGTGGCAGGATAGATTGCGAGTGCAGTCAATATACAGAGGACTTTCTGGAAAAATCCCATATATACTCCGTTAGTTTTAAAATCCATTTCAAATAGTCAACAAATAAAACATAGTAAAAAATGTTTGTAGATGTATTTATATCACTCAAAATATAGACTATTTGACATATCACATGAATAGGGGGCTTCGGATGCTCTTTTATATATGTTCAATTCGGTCCATTCTATCTGTAAAACATCATTAATTATAACTTTGTTGTTAGGATACATTGCTTTCAAGCCAGGCAATGCATCCTTTGCTTCTTCTAAAGTAGGATAAGGATGATTCAAATCAAACTGTTTACCCTCATTATTATTAACTCTAACCTGATATGACATTATTGTCCTCTAATAAAGGTTCATCAAAATTACAGTAATGAAACATAAGCACAATATAGTGCATACACTTCAGCAAATCTTTACTGTTTTTACCTTCTTTTTTACCGAAACGAATAAGATATTTAATGGCGGCACCTCTACAAAATTCTTCCGCAATATCTATATGCTCAAACAAATCTTGTATCTGAAAATCACCTTTCGTATAATGTTGAGAATAAGTGCTTTCAATATATTCTTCTAAATGTTTGAGTATTTCACGTTCATTGTACTTCATATTTATTATGGTAGCCCGACCAGGAATCGAACCTAGAATAGAAGATTAGAAGTCTACTGTTATATCCAATTTAACTATCGGGCCACTCACCCTCTATTAATCTTCAACAATAGTTTCAAGTTCAACAAGAGAACTTCGCCAATCTGTGGTCTCAATTGCTCGTTCAACAATTTTTTCTGAACGACCTTCTTTTGAATCCCACATGTCATCTACACAATTAGGTTTGTGTGTAAAGACCCACCATGTTCTATCCCAATCCATGGCGGCATACTTATAGTCCTCATGAATTAGATGACGAACATCCAATGGTTTTTTAAATGGATTAATATCAATCATTATTTTCCTTTCAATCCATAATCTACAGGGTTAGGTTTTTGAGAATATTTACGAATTTCTCTATGACCATTTTCTTCAATAGCCCAACTCTCTATTGCATTACGATACATTAAAACATTTTCCTGTTTTGTAATAGCACGTTGAATTGCCGCACTTGATTTTTCAAACATGAGATTTGCCTTTTTTATTTCCTTGCGTAAATGCGTAGGAAGTTTCAAAAGAACTTCTGATTTATTCATTATTAATAATTAATTAAAGGTTACTATATTCATCAACGAAAGCCTTAGTGACTTCCACTGCATCGGCTTCTTCAAGCCCATGTCTCTCAATAATTTTATCACAGAAATCTATCATCACCGCATCAATCGATACATTAGCATCTCTTGCGGCCATTGCTTCTGCGTATGCTTCACCACGATAGTCATCAATCAGTCTTGCGACCATTTCTTCTGACATAATACCTTTTATATTTAAGGGTTAAAGGAATCATTTACAAACATATAATAACTTAACAGTGTCTCATTGTCAAGTTATTTCACAAAGGAAATAAAGAAGAAATATCTTCACGGTCTTGAGGTTCTAGAAAAAAATCAAGCCCTAATGATACTCTCGTTTCGTTTAACATTACTTGGGTAGTTTCATGCCCTAGAAAAGATGGAAAAAAGGTAAACAGTCCTGGAACATTTTGAATGCATAATGCAGGAGTATTATAATCAATTCTATCGTCAAAATGTGTTTCATATAATATTCTATCTAATTCTTTAGGTTGCATACTTTGAGTTTTTTGCCACCAAGCACAATGTAGAGGGCTATAATATATGGTATATGTTGGTTTCTCGGACGGTATACACAAAGACATGTTCGCAGAAATATTTACTTGTCTACCTTCTTGTCCATAAAATTCTTGATGCTTATGCCAACCAATTCTTTCAAACTGATTCAATTCATTAAGCCAACAAGCATACGAGATTTTTGAATCTGGGTTTTTATTATATAATATTCTATAATATTTTACGGTATGTTTTTTTATAAATTCTCTGAATTTCAAAAATATTTCAGATTCATCAAAATATCCAACATTGTATCTTTGAAAATTGCCAGTGAATACATTGGTATTTTGCACACCACCATCTGTAGCATCATTGTTTTTTTCTAACTGCTTTCTCAAGGCTGGTAATTTCTCATTAATGGCTTCAATCAAACTTTCGTATTCCGAAAATTTTACTTTATATATCGGTAATTTAAAAGATACATGGTTATCACCACCAAGAATTTTTTCATAATAAAAATTTAAAATTTCACCATTCATGAAAACACCTCATTTAATTGTCGATTTACACGCACAAATGTTGTACATTTTGGTAAATCTTTTAGTGTTTTTGCACCTGCATATGTACAAGCACTTCTCAGACCTCCTAAAATCTCTTGTACGGTATCTTTTACAGGACCTTTATAGTCAACATATACAGTTTTACCTTCTGCCGCCCTATGAGTCTGTTTCTCACCATAATAAGTAATCTGAGCATCTTCAGAAGACATACCATAAAATTTCATCTTATGACCATTAATCTCACCATTACATTCATCGTGTCCTGCTAACATCCCACCGAGCATCACAAAGTCTGCACCAGCACCGAAGGATTTTGCTATATCCCCCACCACGGCACATCCTCCGTCTGTGATAATATGTCCGCCTAGACCGTGAGCCGCATCTGCACACTCCATCGTGGCACTCAGTTGTGGATAACCAACACCCGTCATCTTCCGAGTAGTACAAACCGAGCCAGGTCCAATACCAATCTTCACAATGTCTGCACCTGCAAGGATAATCTGTTCTGTGGCCTCCGGAGTGCATACATTTCCTGCTATAATTATGGAATTTTTTGTTGCTTCATGTTTTCGCATTTTATCAACGAAATCCATAAACCTTTCTGTATAACCATTTGCCACATCAAGACAAACCCATTCCAAATCGTAGTCTAACTCATCTAAATTTTGGTCAAGACCAATCGTTTTAATTGCATTATATACAGGTGCGTATGTAGTAAATTTACATATAGCAGTGAGCATCGCATAGTCATATAATACCTTATTCATTTCATATGTACCTGTATGGTCCATATTGGCGGCAATGATTGGTACTCCTGCCCATTTTTTCTTAGAGTGCTTAAACGCAAATGTTCTAACTAATACCGCATCTTTTCTAGATTCTAATGTAGATCGTTTTGGTTTGATTAGTACATCATTAAAGTCAAGTTTAACATCTTCTTGTATTCGCATTTAATCCCACATATTTCTTTCATATTTTTCAAAATCTCTACCACAACTTATTGATACAGGTACATATAATACTTCATATATATAACGATCAAACTGTTTATCTAAAATTCTAGATGTTTTCTTAGACCACTTTCTAGGAGTAACTTGTAAACGAGATGAAGTTTTCAATTTTCTCTGTCTTTTAGTTTGTTTCATTTTAATCCCAAAGGCTTGTGTAGTGTTTCGCAAACAAATCAAGACCTTCTTGAATATTATCATCAAAATCAAGTACACTTAAATCATCTTCTACCAATTTACCAAAGGAATAAATCATCTTGTCCATGATTGTATTCCATTTGTCCATTAGATATTTAGACTCTACCTCTTCATCAATAAAATCAAAATGCAATTGACGAGTCCAGTTATGGTGTTTTACCATACCATCCTCCCAAAGTTCTGGGTAACTATGCTTAGTTTCTTTTAGACGAATAAGAGCAGGATGGATGATATAAGCAAGTGTATGATCCAAACTCCAAACATCATAATCATCAATGTGAATATTGAAAGCACGATTCTTCCTGTATGGTCCGATTTTATTTCATATTATGATTTTCTAGTCATTCTCCAAATATTGTAGCACTTACGACTACAGAACACCTTATTCCTTTTCTTGTAAGGACTCCAACAATTCATGCATTCTTTCATTTTTCTTTTCTTGTATAGTTCCATCATTATAATATTTGCGTGGATTACCACACATCCAACAACTACATAAGCATGGTGTATGTGATCTTAGACCGATTGATTTCGGATCCCAATCTTCATCACCCCACCAATTAAAATATTTCTTAACTACCTTATTCTTTTTCCTAAATTCTTGTTTTCTACGCCAGGCTTTATTCCTCA